CTCTGTCGAATAGCTTCAGCTCCCTCAAAAGAGGGGGCTTAATTTGAATTGTTGGTCTTTTTTCAAAGAATTTTTTGTATTCTAGTTCCGTTTCCGTTTTTAAGACTTGTGCAAATTTAGTTGCGTCTTTGTTTGTGAAAAATACTTTATCCCCCACCTCCACACATTTACACATTTTAAATTTCAAAAGCTGTTTTGCTGTTTCCGTACTTATGCACATAGAGGTTGGAAACTGGAACTTGAAAACAAACAAAGACGTGCCATTGGTTTTAACTGCTGTCTTTTTATTCAAAAGAACAGAACGGTAAAGCGGATTACTTTGGCTTAGACGATCGGGAACAAGGACTACTAATTTTCGAAGTGGTTCCAGATCCACATTCACATACTCTAAATCCACATTTAGATCTAAATGTGGAAGAGCGGCTTTACTTTTATATAATACAGTAAAGGCCATACGCCCAATTTTGATTTGGAAACCATTTTCTATTTGTGAGACTTTGCTATCCTCTAATTTGTTTTGAATCTTCTTTATAATTCCATCATCCACAGCCCCTTCTACACCCTTTAGAGCGTCTACTTTTGTAAGTAGAATACATTCAGGTAATGTTTGTATAAGAAACCCATCTTTTATATAGTTTGAAAACTTCATACTTTCATCCTCTCTACTAATAACTTGCCATAATTGGTCGTCCAATATCTAGGCATTGTAAACAAGTCACTTCATCCCAACTGTTGAATCTTCCAGAGCGCACCAGCAAAGTACCTACACGCAATATTCCGAATTCTTTTTCGGTTGCGGTTTGATTTAACGAAAGCATGGCATTCACATGAGCATACTTTCTTTTGTCTTCTGAGAAATTATCTAGACTCATTTTTTCCTTTGAGTAACTTGAGGCATCCGCTTGAGTTGCCGTTATAATTAAAATATTCTTTTCTTGAGCCAACCTTTTGAGTTGTTTCCATACCTCATTTTGTTTGTGTCGATAATCGTCTCTGCCTTCAGATAAGAACAGGTCCGCATAATCGACAATTAATACATCAGTCACATAATTGCTCATTTTCTCCCAAGATGTCAATAGATTTGTTAATTCAGTTACAGTCATGCTTGAATTAGGCACGGCAACCAACCGCACTTCACATTCATTTTGACTCATCCATTCTACACCTTTTTTCAAACTGAGTTTCTTACCCAACTTCTTGATTGGCTTAGTAGTGCGCTTATAAAAGAATGTTTTGTCCCAGTCCGAACAAGAGCCAGCATTAGGGCACGGCTTATATCCATTATGTAATTGTCTATCTATGAAATTACTTACTTCTTGAGGTTCCCCCGTGTACTCCTTCATAACTTTATTCATAGTTGTTGGTAAATCAAAGGGCTTTTTCCTGCTGTGTGGACAATCCCCCACCTGGCAATGAACACAGTCTAATGTTGGAGCTGTTAAGCCGTCAGGAAGGTCGTAAATCGGTCTACCCGCCAGCCGTGAATGGAGCCTTTGTGTCATTTCAGCTTCGTTCATATCTCCAATACTGGCAAAGACTACATTTTTACCTGATTCTTTTGCCGCAAACACAAATTCCTGCAACATCCATGTTTTTCCTCTTTTTTCAGGAGCCATAAAGCCGATCAAACTGCTGGGAACAAACAGTCTGTTAAACTTTTTTCCAAATCCTCCTTTGAATCGAATCATTGGATCAGGTTGCTTTTCAAAAGCTCTTTCAATTAGTTCGGCATCGTCAAATGGGGATACAAATCTAGGGAGGTCACTTGCTACCTCACCATAGTTGCTTATTGCGTCTATGGCTTGCGCATTGTTCCCCACTTCCAATGCCTCACAAAGCTCCTCTTTTAGTATCTCGATAGACCGCTTGCGGAAGTAGTCTTTTACAAGTCCCAGCACATAGTCCGTGTTGTGTATGCTCGTGCTGTCCGCACGTTGAATGACCTTGTACATCATTTCAATCTCGGAATCGTTGTCACACCCCTTTTTCCATGCAATAAACAGATCCTGAATGTGTTCCTTGGGGGCTTCGCCGTGATTCTCTGCATATTTAAAAATGATCTTTAGGAGTTTGTCAATCTGCCTGCTTACTATATATTCCGGTTTCATCAGATGTTGAAAGGTTGTCAAAAAGGATACGTCCTCAATACAACAAGCCAGCGCCTTTACTTCAATATGTTCAAGCTCTTTCATTTAGGAGCCTTTTTGCAACCATTGAGACTAATCCAAACCGCTTGTATTGTGGTTCCTCCGAACGCCCAGCTAGTTTATCCCCAAGTATCAACTGGATGTCATAAAAACCATAGCGTGTACCATCTACTACGTCACAGAGTTGCACACAGAGTTCCCGATTCTTGGCACTATCATCAAAAGCATGTTTGCTAATCAACAGATTTAAAAACTTGTTGCCCATTTCACTTAATACCCTTGGCCTATTTTTGCGGTCTTTTCTGAGATGTTCAAATCTGGTATTACCATCCTTACATACCTTGCGTAAACACGAAAGCTGGGTTATTATTCTATACCAAAAGTAAGTACTATCCTGTTCCATAAACCATGTAATAACCTCTTCAATTTCCTTATTGCTAAAGTTGTCCAAGCGGTTAAGTTTACTGATTATATCCACTGCACTACTAAACCCTCGGTTGCCGTTTCCTCTTTTTTTATTGTATAGGGTAACAAGTTTTACAGCAAATGGACTGGTTTCCCGGGGTATGCGTGTTCTTTTCTTTTTCACAGGGGCAATAGGGATTTCCTTATCAGCTTTCAATCGTTCAATGTAAATGGCGGCGTCAAGAAGCTCTTCCTGTAGATGCTGTAACCATCCAACTAGATCTATGTCTTCCCTCTCTACTCCTACACCATACTTCTTTAATCCTGCTTCTCTGCGTGTTCTAATAGTTTCAATTACAAGCTCCTCGATTCCTTTTGGTTTCTCTTCTTTCATAGGAATACCTCTCTTCTTATTGCATTAATGGTTTCTAGGTCTAATTCGGCAACATCTTCTGTGTTGTAATCTATTGTTTCTACATTGCACAAGGGGGATAAATAGGAAATCAATTTATGCCTTGCCTTTACCCCCGCTTTGTCGTTGTCCATCATAAGGTAAACGTTTTTGTACTCACTTAATTTTAAAAGCTGTTTAAAAGTAACCCCCGTTCCCATTGTAGCAACTGCCCCCACCCCGAAATGAATGGCGTCAAACATTCCTTCCGTTACCACAACAGCGAACTTGTCTGTTAAAAGGTTTTCAGCAAATAGGGATTCTTTCAGGGATTCTGTTTCAAATTGGGAGGGACAATTTATATACCTTTTGCCCTCTCCTGAAAGCTTTCTACAAGTGTAGGAAACGATAGCATCATCGACACAAATAGGTATCAGTAAACGGTTTATAATCCTCAACTTGTTTGGCATTTGTGAAAAGTAAGTAGTCCCCCCGATCTTATACAGCCTTGCCGTGTCTCTGGTTAAACCTCTTTCCTTGGCATACTGTACATGTCTCTGTGTCATCTTCATTTTAGAGGGGAGGATACAGGATTCAATATGTTCTTTTTTCTTTGTGCTTTTACGGTTGGTCTTCACTTTTTCATGGGAGCCAAAAGCACTGAGTGTGTCATATGTGGAATGAAATCCGCACCGCCAGCAATTTACAAAAGAACTTGAAGAATTGTACCCTAAGTGCATACTGGGATCATCACAAAAAGGGCAGGCGCTTATCACCCAATCACCAGCAAACTTGTGGGGTATGTGGTTTTCTTCAAGGATCTCGTGGTACTCCTTCACGTTAAATTTCCGTTTGTGTTTACTAACAGATGTATGTCCCTGCGCACCTTTACTTTAACAGCTTGGGGGTATTCAGATATGGCCTCCAACAGTCGGGAATGGGTAGTATCTAAATTACGCAAAGTATTTTTGTAGAAATGATGTGTGTCTATTTTAGGCAGGGATATACCACATATGCTACAGGCATTTTGGAAATGCTGTGCTTTGCCCAAAGTGGGTTTGTCTGTAGGTGTAAAAGCCTTTCTCATATCCCCTACAGCCACATATAACGGCCTTATGTCTATACCACACCTGTCCATGATAACGCGCTCTTGTAGGGAAGAAAGGCGTCCCCGCTTTAGCAACTTAATGATGTCTTTGTCTCTTAATTTCATCTTAATATGTCCTCGTATAACTCATTTACTAAATCATTTTTATCTAATTCAGTTCCCTTTTGCAAGATCCCAAATGAAGTTTCTTTGGTTCGTTGAATTTTGGAAAGCATTTTTTCTTCAATGGTATTTTTGGCAACGAAATAATATATGTTGCACTTGTTGGTTTGTCCTATCCTGTGTATCCTGTCTTCCCCTTGCTCAATGTCCGCCATCGTCCACGGATACTCGGCAAGGATTACATTGGAGCATTCCGTGATATTTAAACCTATGCCCCCCGCCACTATCTGCATGATCAAGCAGTTGTGGTCTTCACTGGTTTTAAATTTATCTAAGCATTCCTGCTTTTTCTTTTGGTTTTTTCTACCGTCAAATATTAAACTGTTTTTTATTTTTGCGTGTAACCCATCCATCATGTGGTAATGGGTACAGAATATGATTACTTTTTCGGGCAAATCGTTGTTCACAAAATCCACAATGTACCTGATTTTACCATCAGCGGCGATGTCCTTTAGCTTGTTTAAGAACTGAATCTTATTGATAGTGGATTCATCAGCATCATATGCTTGTGCTTCTAATTCGAGGGCATACTTAGCAAGGCTTACATCCACGGGAATAATAGTCCTTTGCTTTTCCGGTAAATCGGGTAGCACATCTTTCTTAAGGCGCTGTACATAATAGGGTTCTATCTTTTCGGCAAGCTCTTCGATGTTGGTTGAGCCTGTGCACTTGATACCCCAAGGGGTTTGTTTACCACCGCAGAACTTTCTTTTGAAGTGTGCCTCTGAAGGGAACAGATCAGGATTCATAATTGAAAGAGGGAACCACAGATCAGCGGGGGACTTCTTAATGGGTGTCCCTGATGCAAACTTGATGTGGTCCGCATTCCTACATATACGTTTAGCGGCCATAGATCTTTTGCTACTTCTGTTTTTTAGGTAGTGGCACTCATCGAAGAGGATCGCTTTTGGTTTCAGGTAATCTTTCCAACCATACAAAATGTCGTAATTGATAATGGCAATCCGTTTACGTATTCTATAGGGGGTACGTGTTGTGCAGA